GATAGTAACAATTTGAAAATTATAACATACTACCTTTGAAACTCTTAATAATTCTTTTAATACAGTTGTATGAAATTCGTAAAATTCATTTATACCTAAAGCATCTTCAAAGTGTTTATATTTTTTACTAAAATGTTCTGATTTTTCTCTTGTTGTATATTTACCATTATTTATACGAGTTCTCATATTATAAGGTGGACTTGTTACAACTAAATCAATAAATTTATCATTAATTTTAGACATCGTTAAAAGACAATCTTCATTAAATATCTTATTAATTTCCATAATTAAAAAGGTAATATTTTTGGTTTTTCAAATGTAATATAATTTCCCGCATAACTCTTACTTCCGTTTATTTCTTCGTAATAGCAGTTTTTCCACTTATCAAAGAATAATGTAGCTTCTCCTATTTCTCCTATGCCTTTAGGTTTAGTCTTTTGTACTATAATTTTTACTTCGTTGCCTTGATAAGAGTTTCCATCTTTAGAAACTCCAAAAGGTGGTCTCCATACGCAAATCATTTGCTCTCCCTTTCTAAAGGATGTTTCGCCACCATCTATAAATCGTGGGTCTGCTGGAGGATAATATTTAATTCCTGTTGCATCATCTATAACCTTTGCTCCTGTTTCCCTTGCTATGTGCATAATAATTGTATGATGGTAATTGTATTCCCTTGCATACATTCTTATTTTACCTAAAACACGAGCCATATACATATCTCTTTGTTCTCCGTGTAAATCGTGCTTAACTTCATTAAAAGGGTCTGTTGTTACTGTATCAAACTTTACTCCGTATTTCTCAACTGCTTCGTGGAAGTCATCTAAAGTAATATCTTTTACTCCTAAATCCATAATGTAAAAATATTGGCTAACTTCTAATCCATACCTGTACATTTCTTGTTTAGTTAATCTTTGTAGCTTATTACCATCCAGGTCAAAAAATGGCTTACCTGCCCATTTATGGATAATTTCAGCAAAGATTTCTGCTGGAGTTCCCGTTTCGGGACTAAAGATTAAATGCTTCCAACCTTTGCTTTTTGATAAGTTAATTAGACATTCCCACCAAAATTCCGATTTGCCTGATGCAGGAGTTCCGTAGATGTAAGATGTAGCACCTTTTTTAAATGATATTAGTTTATCAACTTCGGAGAATCCTACCGTTTCGCCTTTGATTAATCCTGTATCGTATAACGAATCTAATTCGCCTTGTACATCGCTATATTGTTTTATAAAGTCCATTAGTAGGTATTTAGTTTTTTAATTGGAATTAAGATTGCTTTAGAAGTATTATTATCGCCCATAGATTTAATATTACCAGCAACAAATTCTATTCTACAAATATCTTTTAATTTTTCTAATTCTATAATAATAATAATTTTATCTTCTAATTTGCCTGATAGAATAAAACACCACCATTCAGCTTGTGAAGTTGATATTCCCGAAGGCTTACCTCTTGATTCATATTCTATTGCTAAATTTCCAGTATCGGCAGCTATTTTATCTCTTTTAACTTCTACTTTCTTATTAGTAAATATTTCTGCTAATAGTTTTTCGCCTAAAATTCCAAACTCCAGGTCAAACTTAAAATCGTTGTTATGCTCCATTAGTAGTAAAATGTAGGTATGATAGGTGCTTGTACTTTCTTTTTGTTTTCGTCTTTAAACCAGTTATTCAGCATTGTGTTTTTCCAATTTACAACCTGATTCCCTTTACTGTTTTTCCATCCAAGATTTGAATAGTAATTAAAGGCTTTTGTACCTGATTCTTTAGTGTAACCATTTTCGTCAAAGTAATTTAAAACATCTTCTAAAGTAGGGTGTATTATATCGCTTACCTTAACTTTACTTATCTTTACTTTACTTATCTTTACTTTAGTAGCGTTTCGAACAGATTCTGAATGCGTTTCATTTTCTGTAACTTGTTGATTTTCACGCCAATGCTTCAATCTTTCTGCACTTTTTTCTTTTTTTATTTTGTAGTTTTCACTATACTTTAGCAATTGTTTGTTGAAACTTTCACCATTGTTTGATGATATTAGTCCAATACTTTCCATAAAAGACCAGCATTTGTTTAGCTTTTTGCCTATGTTTAATTGCTTTTTTAGTACAGAAGTTTTGATTGGTTTTTCTTGTTGGGCAAACTTCTCTAAAGCGGTATAAAATAACCCTAATCCTTCATAACCGTAAGCCATAAATAATTCAGTTACTTTTTCATCACTAAATGAGTTGCTATCGTGTAAGTAATACTTCATAGATGTAAAAAAAAGAATCCCATCGGTAGTGAGTTTCGACAGGATTCAGGTTATCAAATAACCATTTTTGTAATATTTAACAAGCTCACTACTTCTTATTAAATATTTAATACAGGGCAAATATAATTAAATTCTTCTTAATTTAAAGTATTTATCCAATTTTTTGTTCAAAGAAGATAAAGGCACATTAAATTTCTCTGCATAATGCTTAATTGGCTTACCTTCAACTAAATACTCCTTTAAAAAGTCATTAAAAATAGCATTCGTTTCTAAAGTTACTTTCTTTGTTTTAAGGTGCTTTGTTCTTATTCCTTTGGCTCTTAAAACTTCTCTTATTCTTTTTTGGGATATATTATACTTTTGGCTTAAATCCTCTATTGTAACATTCCCAGTTCTATATTCCTCTAAAAAATCCATATCGTATAATTTTAAAATACTAACGCTACTCATTAGTACTTGGGTGTTAATCTCTGCTAAAATTGTTAAACTTTCCCCTAATATTGCGCAGACACCTCTTATCTTTGGTGCAAAAAGAACGCTTGCAGCAGCACCAATTTCTTTAATTAAAAGGGTAATGAAGTATCATCAGGTACATTTGTACCCACATTTGTAGCCACATCTAACTTACCTACTCCCCAAACTACTTTACCATTTCCCATATAGGTCTTTGGTGCTTTAGCTGCTCTTTCTTCTGAAGACTGGCTTAATGTGATTGAAACATTATTACCGAACTTATCGTTTTTGTCATCAACAATAATAGATAGGTTTAAATACTTGTCTTTGATTAACTTTGTTCTGTCAATCTTTGTTACATCAATAGATGCGTTGATAATTGTTGCCATTTTATTTTTTTTAAAGGGTTATAATTCTTGTTCCTAATCTTGCCTGTATCTCGGCATCGTATTTTTGAAGCCAGGCTCTACAAAGTTCAATCCTTTCGATAATCTCTTGCTCAATAGAAATATCTCGTTTAAACTCATAAGATACCCAGCGTTCAAAGTCTTCTAAATGTGAATAGCTTATTTTTGTTCCGTAATTAGCTGCTGCTGGAGTGTCGCCAAGATAATAAAACAAGGTAGCAAACTCTTTATTACATAACATCATATAACCTCGCAACTGCCATTCGTAATCAGTATTAAGTTCTAAAGCTGAATCTAATAAGGTTTTTCTATTCCAAGCACATTTAGTGTCTATGATAGAATTCTCAAGGATAACATCGGGTGTACCTACCAACCATTCGTTAGAATAAATATCTTCGTTTTTATAGGCTTCAATACCACCGTATAAAACTTTAGATGCAAACTTAATAGCTTCATCTTCTAATAAGATACCTTTTGTTAGATACTTTGATGAAAGTTCTTCTTTATCTCCAGAATACCATTCTTTAAGATAAGTTATGCAAGTTTGCGATAATTCGCCTGGCTTCTTTGACTTGCTCATTAGTTTCCCTAACGATGAAGGTCTTGCTTTAAATAACTTCATTTGGCTTATTTGTTAAAAGTCTTAAAGTCTCTGCATCCATAGAATAGCGTTCTTGAATAGCAGTTAAATTCTTTGCATCTTTTAGGTAACCTGCTCTGCATTTATCAAATAATTCCGTACCTACTTTTAATATTGGCTTAAGTTTTTCTTCTACCATTTTAACTGCATCGTGCATATTCGTTGCATCAGCATCTTTGGTATCATCAATAAGGAATAAACCATTAAGAGCATATTTCCGAGCATAACTGGAACTCGCACCAAAACTCTGCGCAATATCCATACCCTTGCGATTTGGGTCAATCCCCGCAGCCGACATCGAAGTAAACTCTTTACCATCTTTATCTGTTAATAAAATAAAAGTTTCGCAGAAAATAATTCCAGCTTTTTCCTGAATGTTATCCGATATAGTCATCGTGCATTCGTACTTAAGTAATAAAGGTTTAACTGCTTCCAATATATCTTCCGTAGAACGATACTTGTATTTCCCAAAGGAATTGAATTGGTTTTTGGGAGCTTTTAGCTCCGATTGAATTTTTAGTAGTGACATAGTTTTTTGTTTTGGTTTTCAAATATATAAAATTATTTTAACAAATTAAGGTAATTATTTTTAATTATTTGCTTCGCAATATGATGCTCATAATCGTTTGTAACCCTTTGTATTTCAGCTTCTTTAACTTTATTTATAAGATACATAGCTTGGACTGATTTGCAGTAATTACCATCTTCTAATGTTTGTCTATAAAGCCTTATTAATTTATCCAACTTACTTTCCTTCGGTGGATTATTAATGAATTTGTGAACGGTTATAATGCTCATTATCGTGGTCTGCAAATATCATACAATGTATTAGCAAAAGTAGATTGACAAGCCAACACTGGTTGTTTTAAGATTGCTAAAATTAATTCTTCGTAGTTCTCGTTAATAAACTCTTCTACATCTTGAGTAAAGTAAATAGGATTTTCTGCCTGTTCCATACTTGTAGGGTCTAACTCAATTTTAACTTGACCTCTTGATATATCGTAATTTTCTAATACCCAAAAGCGTAGGTCTGCTTGTTTAAACCTATGGTGGTAAACAATAAAACCATCGGTATATTCTGTGTAATAGGTGTTTTGGAAATCAACTTCTACAATGTTAATGTCTTCGATAATTGGATTTTTTAGCTTTTTCATTTTTTTCTGGTTATAGTTAAACAATTTTTGGTTAATTCTTTGCAGGAATAAATCTTGTTATTAAATCTTTTGTAATAAGATAGCAAACTTCTTATTCGATTGCCTTCTCTTTTGTCTACTTGCATAGTCTCCCCTATGCTAAGTGATTTAATTTGTTTCGCTTGTTCTTTCTGGTAAATCATTTAATAATTGTAAGGCTCGTTTAAATACTTGGATTCTTGTATGCACTTGTCTAAACTCGTAAGGGTTTTTCTGTGCACTTGGTAACTGGTTTGTTAATTTGTTGATAGCATCTTTCAAGCCTTGCTCGAATGATGGTTCTTGTGGATAGTTGAACATAGTTAGTTTTTGTTTAAATTGTCAATCGCTTCATCGTAAGTGTCTGCTACCATTTCATCTCTTTA